GGCTCTGGCGCATAGCTGCGCCCGTAGGGGTACCGTAGAATCCGGACACAGATCTCCCCCGCGACAATAGTTATGACGATTACTTGTTTTTCGCTCCATGTCTTACAACATGCCACGCTTTAGGCGTGTGTCCTTGGCCTGCGTGCAGGCGGCCTTGGGCCATGAATATAACTGCAATCATTTTCCAACACAATGGATTTTGAAGTTACGTACTTTTTGAAGGTGTGGGCCTTCCTCCTCTCTTGCGTGTCACTAATGACGAGCGCCCTTGAAAGCGTTCTGACCGTTGATGTGCTATCGGATTGGTGGGTCGCCCTAATTCCCGCTCGAGATAGGTTAGTTACTACCTTCTGGACCTTAAGCTCGAGCTGCCCTATGTTCGTCTGGGGGCTGCGGATGTGGCTTGGTGCTATATGCATCAGGTTTTCCCTGCGGTTCCTCTACATTTTCGTAAAAATTCTGCTCACGCGCACTACCATGGTGATTTCTCTTGGTACTGGGACAGCGCGTGCGCGGGTAAAAAAAGAAGCCTGGCGGGTTACCGTGCCGGTGCGTGATGTCTCGTTGACCTCTCTCCACCTTGCCGAGCTTAGCCTTTACTTGGTCGAGACTTGTGGCCTCTGCGCCATGGGTTTCGGCCTACTGAATGCCGCCCTCTTTGGGCCCCAGGATAGTTTCCTGGCTTGGTTTGTCGCATCTCTTATCCGCTCTGTGACTCGGCTGCGGTTTCTACAGATGATGTTTGCTTACCCTTTCGAGGTTTTTGTCGTTGTACCTCTGCTTTATGCCTATACCCGTTACCGGTCCCTCGCTCCTTATGCGAAGTCTAAGGTGACCGTGACCCAGGTCGTAAACAATTACTTTGACGGCAAGAAGGAAAAACGCGTGACCAGCGTCGATCTTACTCTTGTGGCCGCGTGCATTGTAGATGCTACCGGCCTTCCGTACTTATCTCAGTGGTTCCTTTCGTGGCGTCGCTCTGTTTTCCATGTTGGGCTGCGTGAAGCCACTCGTTCCCATTTTGCGTTCTTTCACTCTTGGGTCGCGGAGCGTCGGTCCTGGTGGGCCGTCGTTGATGCTGGGGTTATTGTTTTCACCTACCCGTTGTCTATTGCAGCCTCAGCTCTTAGTGGCGCCCGCCGCCCGTCCTTTGTCCCGACCTACATGGTCCCTGCCGAGGCTCCCTTTGTGACCCCTGGGCCTCCGGCTCGTGCCTCCGCCCCTCCAGTCTTTCCTGTGTTGCCTATTATGGACGGGTTGGCTGTTGTGGAGGGTGTCTTGGGTGCCGTCGTGGCCCCCCCCCGCCCGCGGAACGGGCTTGTCGAGGTTTTCCGCTTTGATTATAGCGTGCCTCTGGAGTTGTTCACCCATGGCAAGACTATGCTGATTGGCGGTCGTGAGCTCCCTGAGCTCTTTGTTATTGACGACCCCAGGTATCGCGTCAGGATCCCTATGAAGCCTGTCACGAATAATACCTTCGCCCTTGATCTCCTTGATGCGATGGGCCCGCAAGCAGCGTTCTTTCGTGCTGCTATGTTGAAATTGACGAAGGTTCCTCCTAACCCTTACCGGAATGCGGTTGAGCTGCAGAAGTATATTCCGCGTGTTGATATTGACGTGGATGTTGACGTTCACTCGCGTCACTCTAATCTTACTGAGGGTGAGTTCCTGCAGACCGCCCTTGATCTTGTTCTTGGACTGCGTTCTACTGAGAAGGTGGTTATCGAAGGTGTCTGTGATACGTGGCTCCCTGAAGACCATCTCTCGTCTCAGAGCCGGAAGAGCCACCCTGGGCTCTCGACTCGTGCTCATGGTTACCAGACCCGGAGTGATGCCTGGGATTATTCGCTCGCCAGGTCGACCGTTCTCTGGTCGAAGCTGTTGCTCGGCGATCGGCGTACTTTGGTCGAGCACATCTGGCTCTTCCTCGGCGTTGTCAAGAAGCAGGCTACTCGTAAGCCGCACGATGAGGAGCTCCGTTCCCGCGGCGCTGTGATCCCCGAACAAGAGCTACAGTTGTGTTGGGACGCTGCTACTCGCCCTCTGAAGAAGCTCGTCGAAGGGAAGATTATTACATGGTCTCCTGAGTTCGAGTTGTTCCACGGCAAGCTTGAGCGCGTCTGGCGCCGGTTTGTGTCCCTTAAGGACCACTCCTTCTCGAACGAGGACGGGGTGGACCATGGCGCCACGATCCAGTGGTTTGTTGCAAAAGTAATGGTCCTCTGGGCGCAACGGCACACCCAGGGACCGGCTGGGTCTGATGTCTCTGGTGTTTACCATGCTTTGTGGCATGAGATGATCAATGCTAAGGTCGGTGTTCCTGATACCGACGGTTTGGTCCACGTCTTCTTGACCTCTTGTGGTATGAAAGACGGCGTCTGGGGGACCTCCTTTTGGGGCTCCCTTGCGAAAGCCATTGGCGAGCTCCATAAAATTTGGCGCTTTTGGCAGACTGATACCAAGGTCCGCGACTCTTATGTCGATGTCCTTGACCTGGTGCGGTCAATCCGGGCTGAAATTCACGGTGACAATTCTCTCGTCGCCTACCCGGATGTTCTTGTTCCTTTGGCAGGTTCTAATCCTGCCGGTGCGAAGTGGGCACGCGAGGTCGGCTTCTTGATTAAACCCGAGGAGTCGTTGCTTTGCGTGATTTCGCACAGAGCTTCGTGATGTCGTGGCACCTGACCAATGTTGGTAGTAGTTCGAAACCTCGGATTGTCGGTTGGAAGCCGGCCCACGACTTGCTTAAGGCGTTCTTTTTGCCTGAGCGGCTTACGGATTACGATTCCCTTGGTATTTCGACTCGGTCCTACCTTGGTGAGATCTTGGTCTCGTTGTACATTCTCGGGTACTGGAATCTGGCTTCGCGGCGCTGGATCGAGTGTGTGTGGCGAATTCTCTGGTGTCACGAGCCGGAGGTGATTATCCGAATCCAGCACATTAAGGACTTTGTTTATAAGACTGGGTTGCATCCCGAGCAACTTGATGCCATTAGTTCTATGGCGGAGTTCCCCTACCCCCCCGTCAAGGTCGCTCTTTTGTGGCTTGGCGCCGGAGCGGTAGGCCTCGTTGATCGGTATGCTCTTGAGGCCGGTGGTGAGGCGGAGGCGAGCGCTTTCTGCAGCGGCCTCGATGCCCTTCGTGAGTCCCATGTCCCACAGCCCATCCATGAGGCGCCTGACCAGCGCTGGGCTCCAGCTTGCGTTGATAATGATTAATTGGTTAGTCGATTTTGAGTTCCGTTGTCTTGTTCCCGTCCCGATGGAGGAGATTATTACCGTCGGGATCGTCCTGTTCATTGTTACTCCTTTGTCCACAGTTTTCTTCCGATGTCCTCATTGGCTTCGCGTCGTGCTCCGATACTGGACGCTTCTCACCGACGTCGTTGCTTGCTCCGTCATTTCTCCTGTATTTGGTGCTGTTGCCCTTGCCCTTTTCTTTGTGCACCCTTTGGTGTCCTACTGGTTTACGCAGATCCTGTTGATTGCTGCCAGTCACGGTTGTCTAATGACAATTCAGGCTTACCCCAAGCTAATGTATCTTGGTGGCGGGCTGCCCGGCCCTTAGCCGGGTCTTTTGGCGAGTGAAGGCTCGCTTTTCGCGGAAACAGGATGCCCGCGTTAGTATTCAACAGACACCCCGTAAACCTTGGTACAGGACGTGTCCACGGTCGTGTGGACCTTAAACACCCTTCGGGCGAGGCTACCCCAAGCTAGATATCTTGGTGGTGGACTGCCTGGCCCTTAATCGGGTCTTTTGGCGAGTGAAGGCTCGTTTTTCGCGGAAACAATCGCCCCAAAGTGAATGCCCGCGTTAGTGCTTAACAGACACCCCTTAAACCTTGGTACAGGACGTGTTCATGGTCGCGTGGACCTTAAACACCCTTTGGGCAAGGCTATGCATCCAAAGTAGATGACAGTTACACCAGTTACTTCCAATCTACGATACCAACTACTCTAGGGTAGGAGCCTGATCTCCTAGTAGTTCTGTAATACCTCACGACGGCAGGTGCGTTGTGGAAGGTTCTCGATAGCCCACTCTTTGATAAGGCGTTGTCTGCAGCGAAAGCAGCTGCTGTTACTTACGCTACCAAGCAAGCGACCGATTTCATCTCCGGTATGGGTCGCAAGAAGAAGCAAAGTCCGGCTCTTGCCGGCATGGTCGCTCGTGCCCTGGCGGGTCCGGGGGCAAATTCGAAGTCGCGTCCGCTGCATGGGCAGCATGCGCGGTCGAATACCCCTCGCAAAGGTAGGGGCCCGCCCATCCGTCGCATTGGGAGGAAGAAAAGCAAGCGTCAGGATTTTGGTCCGCGCACCTCCCTGCCTGTGACCACTGGCCGTTCGTTCAAGCAAAACGGCGGGTCGATTAACGGTCGCCAATCTACAATCGTGCGGAAGCGTGAGTATCTGCAAGATGTCCTCGGGTCGGTGGCTTTCACGAACACGACCTATGCGGTGAACCCCGGATTGCCTATCTCGTTTCCGTGGCTTGCTCCGATCGCATCATCGTACGAGGAGTATCGGTTCCTTAAGCTCAATTTCCTGTACGAGACGTCGTCGTCGTCGGCGACGCAGGGGGAGGTCATGATGGTGATCGATTACGATGCGTACGACGCCCCTTTTCAGAACAAGCAGTTGGCCATGAACTATAAGGCTGCTGTTCGCACCCAGTCGTGGGCTCCGATCTCCTATAACCTCGACCGTTCCCAGTCTCGCGCGTTCAATCAGCTCTTTGTTCGTTCGGGGGCGGTTCCTGGTGACTTGAAGACCTATGATGTTGGCTTGTTCCAGCTGATCACTCAAGGTCAGACGTCAGCGACGGTGATCGGTGAGTTGTACGTCGAGTATGAGGTCGAGCTCATCGGCCCTAAGACCGACAATGTCATTGGCGCCTCGCTCATTGGCGCCGACATTCGTGGCGGCGGTACCCTTACGCCGGCCAATTTTCTGGGAACCGCTCCAGTCATCCAGGCTGGTTCTCAGCTCTCGGTTGTTTATGCCGCGAACGTCCTGACAATTCCGACCCAGCCCGGTCAGTACCTCATTTGCATTTCTGCGACAGGTACGACGTTCACGGCCCTTTCCGTCGCCTTCGGCGCTGGCGCCACTCAAGTTGTTCTCTACTCTAACGTCCTCGTGACGGGTGGCGCGAGCATCATCGTTTCCGCGAACTTCCCCTTGACGGGCGGGACGATTACGGTGACATGCACCGCGGCAACTGTTGCCACCTCCAGTGTGGTCATCCAACAGATGTCGGCAGGACTCTCTGTCCGCCCTCCCAAGCGCCCAGGCTTGCTCGTCCCGTTGACGAAGGAGGAGGCTCTTCAACTTCGTCTTGATGAGCTTGAGCGTAAGCTCTCTCGGTTCTCTATTGTGACCGAACCTCAGTATGCCCCACCGCAGCTGATGGTCGCCCAGATGACGGGCAATTAATAACGACCGCAAAAACCATGGTCGTTGGGCTTAAGCCCCGGAAGAACTCCGTTAAATACAGTCTGTTAGACGCAAACATGAAAAATTGCAATTTTTGACCTCTTGTTCACTTAATGTCAAATCAAAAACAC